CGAGGAAATCAACATCCAACTGCCTGCACCTGAATGGGTGGTTTACAAAGACACTTGGAGTTACCTGCGAGGAACGAAGAACGAACTTATCAATGTTCCTGTAAAAGATGAAGAGGGTAAGCCTACGGCAGAAACACAGCCGATAAAGGTCAGCAGTTATAAGTATATGCTTTGGCTGATGAAAAACAACAGAGCGACTCTATTGCAGTTAATCCAAGGGTATTTGGCTGACTTTGTGAGAACGAAAAACGAGGAATTAGATAAATTATGAAAAGCATAGGAAAGTTTATCGGTGGTCTGTTTCTGTTCCTTATAGCGTGGGCGCTGTTTCTTCCTTTGTCGCTGTTAAATTTCTTGGCTGTGGCGATAAAGTTTAAGGATTTAGGCTATTTCAAGAGTTCGGCGGTCAATTTAGACCGCTTCGGAAACTCTGAATTCCGAACTCTTTTCAACTTGACTTTAAAGAAAAAAGAGGGCTATAAATTTGGAAACATGGAGGAAACTATAAGTTCGGTTTTGGGCAAAAACCAAAGGGATAACACGCTTTCATTTGCTGGTAAAGTGCTGGTATTCATTCTTGATACGATAGACAAAAATCATTGTAAAAAAAGTATAAAAACATTTGATAAAAATCAATAACCATGATTGTAATACAAAGAACAGGAACGCTGAATTTAAATAACAGAAGACCCATTAGGAGGGTTGTAAGTTCTCAACACAAGCAGGTGCTTCTTTCAGAGGATGTAATAGACATTAAGGTAGAAAGCAAATCTCCTTTGGACTTCTATATAGGCGATAAGATAGAATATAGCGGTCGTTTTTTCTATCTCAATTCAATGCCAAAAGTTGTAAAAGAACAAGGTTTTTATTCCTACAATTTGACTTTTGAGGGGGCGCAGTATCTTTTGCGCAAGAAGATTTATTTTAACCTTGATAAAACAGGTTTTCAGACTTCTGCGGATTTTCCATTGACAGGCGAAATAGATATTTTTCTTAAAGTATTGATTAACAATATCAATTCTGTGGAAAATGGCACTTGGATTTTGGGAGACTATCCTAAAAACACAGAAGGAAAAACACTTACTTTTTCTAATGAAAATTGTCTTGCTGTGCTGCAAAAGATTTGCAAGGAGTTTGACACTGAGTTTGAAATCAAAGAAGATGTAAATACTGGAGCAAAGACCCTTAACATTAAGAAAATAGGAAATACCAAAGATTTTGTTTTTGAGTATGGCAAGGGTAATGGTCTTTACTCTATCAATAGGGATAATGTAGCGGATGATGTGGTTACAAGGCTCTATGTATATGGGAGTTCAGACAATATTCCATCTAAATACAGGGATTATTCTGAAAAATTAAGAATGCCTCAATCACAAGGGGATTACCTGCAAGATGATGAGAAAATAAAACTCTTTGGAATGAAAGAAGCGGTTAAGGTCTTTGAGGATATTAAACCGACTTTCAAAGGGATAGTTTCAGGGGTTGGAAGATTTGATGAAGCATCAAAAACACAAGAGATTTTTGTTTCTAATATGGATTTTGACCTTATGGAGAAAGACACAGAGGGAAACACTAAATATCTGATAGCAGGGACACCAGCAAAACTACATTTCAATAAAGGGAATTTAGCAGGATATGATTTTGAACTTCTTGCGCTTACAGGATACAACCACGCTACGAAATGCTTTAAGGTAAAGCAGTTTACGGATGAAAGGGGACAAAAATTCCCTGACAATAATACCATTTTCAGTTTTGAAGTAGGGGATGAATTTACCATAACAGATATTGTGATGCCTGAAATGTATATCACAAGGGCAGAGGAGAAGCTTTTGGAAGCAGGTAAAAACGAATATGCCAAACTCTCCCAAAACAACACAAAATACAGCGTCGCAATAGACCCTATGTTTTTGAAAAAGAAAGGGAACGAAAGCACTGTTTTCTTTGAAATTGGAGATTATATCCGTGTGGTAGACAATCCGTTAAAGATTGATAAAACGAGCCGTATTATCAGTATGACAAGGGATTTGTTAAATCGTTTTAGTTATACTCTGGAGATTGCTGACACTTACGAAGTGAGTTTTACAGCGAATGTTCTGAACGATATTAAAGACACGAAAAAGGTGGTAAAATCTCAAACGCAGGTTATCAGGGAGAATTACAAAAACGGCTACAAAAACATTTTGGAGTTGAAAGACAGCATTTTTGACACCGATGGACACTTTGACCCAGACCATATCAAACCGCACTCTATTGACACCAATATGTTAAGCGTAGGGGCGAGAAGTCAGAATTTTGTGTTGGAGGATGTGGTTTTAAATCCAAATGTAAATGGAGAGCCAACTAATGTTTCTATTAGTGGGGGGAGGCTGGTTCATTTCTCTATCGCAGAGGATATTAAGGTTTGGGAGCTTTTACCATTGCAGCAACAGAACCTGCTGGATATAGTGTATTATGTTTATGCGAAAGTAGAGAAAAACGGAACATCAGGCAGTTGGCATATTACAACAGACAAAATCAAGTTTGATGAGATGCCTGATTATTACTATTTCCTTTGTTATCTTCTTTACACACCAAAGGGAGGAAAGAGAGAGGCAGAGGCGATGTATGGCAATGTAACGATGCACGGCGGACAAATCACGGCAGGGAGAATAAAATCCTTAAATGGGCAGACTTATTTAGACTTGGATACAGGGGAGATTTCAGGGAAGATTACATTTGTAATGCCTGATGGGACAACTACTTCCAATGTAGAGAAAGGAATGCTGGGGAATACTATTATAGAGGGCGGAAAAATCAAATCTACCCTTATAAATGTAGAAGAAATTGCCGTAAAAGCAGGGGAGCATGTAAATGCAGATATAGGGGATATTAAGAAAAAAACGGACAATTTCACATCTATTAAGGGCGGTCTTGTTTCTTCTAATATTATTTCTGTTGGGGATGATAAAGACAATCAGAATGCTTTTATTTCAGGGGTTACTGACAAGGGAGGAGAGAGTGTAAGGTTTGGCGCTGGTGCTGGTTATAAAAACAAAGACGATGCACCTTTCAGAGTTTTGGCTAATGGTAAGATGATTGCTGAAAATGCAGATATTTCAGGTAAAATAGATGCTCAAGAGGGGAAGATAGGAAGAGTCAATATAAGAGAAGGTTGGCTGACTGCTGGTGAAAGAGGCAAGAATGATATGTATCTAAGTGATGAAATGTTTGGAATAACTCAAAACTATGATGATGATGATTTGATAGGTGGAACGGGTTATAAGAAGGTTTCAATAGGAAGAACATTACCTCCCTCATCAGACCCTAAAAATGTAGGTGCTGCCATGAAAGTAGAACACAATAGAACTCCTAAAATCGCTTTTACCAACGATGAAAATGTAGCCTTACAGTTAGAAGCGAAAAATAACCAAAGGCAAAATATCGCTTTGGATATTATACAAGGAGATATTCGTGTGCTTGGAGAAAAAGGATATACAGGAGAAATATTTGTTCGTTCAAACAGCAATCCAAGGCTTGGTGAAATAGGAACTTGGTATGATAGGTGGGTCAATGGTATATTTATAGGTCGTATAAAAAGAACAAAATAAAAAACCGCTTTTAAAAAGTCTATTTTTAGATATGCTCTAAAAATGGGCTTTTTTTATTTAGAAGAGAAATAGGGAGTATTTATTTTTGAGCTTAATACAATTTTTAAGTTTAAAATGATGAATATTAGGGAGTTTGTTTTGAATAATTTGGTGTTGCTGTACAGAGGAGGGCTTTTTGTGAAGATAAATGCTTCGTTCAAATTGTGTATGCTTCCTGCGGTGGCAGTTTCGGTGTTTGAGTATTTTTCAGGGCTTTACACCACGGATTTATCGTTCCTCTATGGCGTGCTATTCGTGCTGATGATAGACCATGTTCTTGGGACTTACCTGCATTACTTTGTAGATAAGGATTTCACTTTTAAGGCTAATCTTTTAGGGCTGTTGAAGAAACTAACGGTTATTCTTTCAGGGTATTCTATGCTGTTAATTATGCATGATGCACTGGACGAAGTGGAGTTCTTGGATGTCTATTTCAAAGTGATGATAAAATTGATGGTTTTGCTTTATCCTCTTGGGTCTGCTTCGGTTAATTTGCACAAAGTAACGAACGGAGCATTCCCTCCGAGTGGACTTCTGAAGAAGATAAAGAATTTTGAGAAGACTGGTGATTTGGAAAGTTTAAAGGAAAAAACGGAAAGTGATGAAAATAATTAAACTCTTAAAGATTAGCGTTCTCCTGCTGGTGCTTTTTGTGTTGTTTTCGTTGTTGATGGCAGGTTGTGGAGCGAGGAAAGTAAGAAAACACGAGGAAAAAGAAGAGCATAAGACCGAAGTCAAGGAATCGGTAACGAAAGACTCTGTTTCAGAAACGAAAACCGAGGAAACGGCTAATATTAAGACCCTTACGAAGTCTTTGGATTTTGCGATAAAACCGATAGGCAGTGAGCCTGTGCAGTTTAAATTCCTATACAACGGTAACATCGTAGAGGGAAGCGCTAACGGAGAAGTCTATTTTAAAGACAAAAAACAGGCAAAAGACTCTGTGGTAAAGATCATAGAGCAAGTAAGGGTTGAAGTAGAAAAGCAGGAACAAAAACAAGCGAAAGAACAGCACAAACAAACCAAAGAAGAGAAACAATCAGAACGAGCAGAAAGTTGGATCATATATTTAATTCTGATCATCGTTGGAATGTTCCTTTGGGAGAGGCTGGAAAAGGTAATTGATAAATTTAAATGATATGGCGGATATAAGAAGTTTGAGACCATTTATTCTAAAATGGGAAGGAGGATTATCAAGGGATGCAAACGATACAGCGAGCAGGGTAAAATGTCCTACGCCTTATAAAGGAAAGACAGGCTACCATACGAATAAGGGCATAACTTATGCAGTATGGCGTTCGGTGTTTGGTTCTGATAAGGATATGCGGTTCTTGGAGATGAACGATGCGGATTGGGATATAGTAATAAAAAGGCTGTTTTGGGACAGATGGAAAGCCGATGAGATTAAGAGCCAAGCGATAGCCAATACCCTTGTAGACTGGGTTTGGGGAAGTGGTGTTCATGGCATTAAAATACCTCAACGAATGCTGGGAGTTACAACCGATGGTGCGGTAGGCGCAAAGACCATAGAAGCGCTGAATAACGCACCAAAAGACTTCTTGCAAAGACTCTATAAGGAAAGGGAGGATTTCCTGCATAGAATAGTAAAAAGCAACCCTACGCAAAAGGTCTTCCTTAAAGGCTGGATGAATAGGATGAACGATTTAAAGAAATGGAATGAGAGGTTTTGAGGGTAGTTCAATGGGGGTAGTTTAGGATAGAATTATTTTTCAATTTAATATCTTTGCAGTATGGAAAGTATCCAAAATTTAAGAATATTATCACAAATATTTTCTCCTAGTATGTTTGAAAAAATAATTAGGGGACAGGATACATTATCTTTTATAAAGAAAATAAATAAACATTTTCAGTCTCAAAAAATCAACCATACTAATCTCGAAATAATTAAAGTAGTATATAAAGCCTTACAGAAAGATTATCGATGTGAGTATATATACAAAAATAATTTATTACTTGATATTATAAAAAGATATCGTCTTGATAATACTTTAACGCTTAATGAGTTGAAAATAGGTTCCTCAAAAGCAGATTTGGTTTTGCTTAATGGAGTTATAAGAATATTTGAAATAAAAACCGAATTAGACGGGTTGGGCAAACTATCAAAACAAATTTCTGATTATCAAAAATTTGCAGACGAGGTGTATGTCGTTACAGATGAAAAGTATGCACAAAAAATTAAAATAGAATACGCTAATACAAATGTAGGTATTATTGTATTCAATAAAAACAATAAACTTATAGAAGAAAAAAAAGCATCTAATAATGATGAAAATCTTGATTTTAAAACTATATTCAAGATTTTAAGGAAACAAGAATATTTAGATTTAGTAAAATCTGAATTTGGCTTTATACCCGATGTTCCCAATACCAAGATATTTAAAGTTTGTTATGAGATGCTGTATAAAAAAATGTCTGTAAAACAATTTCAAGAAAAAGTTTTACTGATATTAAAAAAGAGAAAATTACATAGTCCTAATCTTTTAATATCAAAGAAAACTCCAAAAGAATTAAGATATATATGTAATTCTCTAAATCTCAAAGAAAAGGAATACGAATATTTGTATAGTTTTTTAGCGCAAAATAATAGTTTATGTATCAACCTATAAAGTTTGCCAAGTAAAGAAAATACACTATAATTGTAGTGGGTAGAATGCTATTTTTGGTTTATTTTTCATTATTGTAAGCAACATCTTTATGGGTGTTGCTTTTTTGTTTACAACATTCCATTATAAATTGTAATCAAAAGATTTTGTTTACAATATCTTGTTTTCTATATTTGCAACACACAAAGACAGAGTTTTCACTCTTGAACAATTAAACAGAAGCAGTATCCGATTAAAGATACTGCTTTTTATCTTATTTAAATTTAGGCATCATCGCTCTTGCTTTTTCAAATTCTCTTTCTTGATGTTTAGTAGCATATATTTGAGTTATTTTTTCAGAGGAGTGTCCAAATATTTGTTTTACTGTTTCTATATTCATTCCGTTGTCTTCTTTATCATTTGCTCCTTTATGCTTTAAGCCATACATTTTTTTATTGATTCCTAATACACCCTTTACATGCTCTCTCCAAAGGTTGCCAGCAACATTGATAGACATTTGGTAAGGAGATGTTTCGAATAATTTGCCTTTTCTTCGGCAATAAGGACTTTGAATTCCGAATAGATAATAATTAGGATTTGACAAATCAAGACCTAATAAATCATTTTTTAAATCCTCTGAAAAAGGAACTTTTCTTGCTTTTGTCTTTGTTATTTCTGATGGAAGCAAAAATATGTTCTTATTGAAATCTATCATAGAACATTTTATTTGTCTTATTTCGTTTGGTCTAATTCCGCATTGATATAATATTTTAAGGAAGATATTGAAATTAGGGCAAACATTATTGAAATGCTGAATTATCAAGGTTTGTTCTTCTGGTGTTATCAATTCCATTTCTATTGGTGTTTCTTCTGGTAGATAATCCAGTCCTTGTGCAGGGTTGTTTTTGATTACAAACTCCTTTTTTAATGCTGTGAAAATAGACCTTAATACATTAGCTGCCTTATTATATCTTTTATTAGACCATTTTTTAGACTTTTTTACAGTGTCAAGAAGTATTTTTATATGATATGAATCAAATTCTTTAATATCGTGGTTTTGCCATTCTAAACGGAGAATGGTTTGTTTTATAGCGCGATAAATAGATGAATAATCCTGAAAGGTCTTTTTGGCTAATTTCCCTTTAAAAACTTCAAAGGCGAAATCAAATGCCTGTATAATGTTGTATCCTAAATCCTCTGGTTGTGGTAATCCTTTTTTTGATGGATTCCATCCTCTTTTCAAATCTCTTTCTATAAAAGACTGGAGGACTTCTGCTTTTAGCATTCTATCAGCATAATTGTCCTCTTTTGCTAATCCTTTATAAAACTTTTTAATAATCTTTCCACCAGAATAGATATATACATACCATTTTTCAGACAAGTCTGCTGGTGCATGAATTTTTACTTCGTAACTCATTATCCTATTATTTTTTTGTAGGGAGGTTGGATAATGAAAAACTTACTGTCTTTTACTATTTTTTACTACAAATCACTCTCCTTATTTTTAAAGTGTTGATTTATAGTAAATTACAAACTT